TTATCAAGCCTACTAAAATTTAACGTACCTGTTGGTTGTAGTGAGCTCGTTGAGAGACAAAAGCAGTGTAAAAAGAAATCAGGCGACGTCACGAAACTCGTATGATAGTAGTTGACGACGTCGATGAAATGCGGCTTCGCGTACCTAAATTCTCCAATATCTAACCCATTTATTTCAAGCTTAATTTTATTGTCAGTTGAGACGAGCGCACCGGTCGATGTCGTATCCGTAGATGCTATATACTTTACCGGATGACTAAATATGAGTTCTTGCGTTTTCTCTCCCGATGGGATGTTCTTTTGGACTTGTGTGATGAGCATGTCTCTATTTCTTGACGCGATGTTACCACGTTCTTCGTTGTCTAAATAGTAATAATTTGCAAAAGCTTCAACGTCGTAGTTACCGGCACTTGGACCCCATCTAACTTTAACTTCAACGTTATGATATTGCAAAGCTATCAGAGGAAGAGCGTTTTGTGGACCCTCACAGAAGAAGAATCTCAATGGGTAAAAATATGAACTCGAGCTCACACCAGGGTGTGGTCCGTTTGAACTCTTCGAAACATTTTGAGCGAACGTATCGATCGCAATTTTTTCTGTAAAAATAGCATCCTGTGAATCAATTTTTTGACCACCTATATACAGATCCACACTTTTAACTACCTGTGTCCAATCGTGTGAATACACAGCTTCGCCATTTTGCGAAATGGTGAAATACACGTATCCCAATAAATCACCCGCGCGGTCGAACTGAATCGTCGAGAGCGTATCGTTCGTCACAGCACCTTGGATGTGTAACTTTGAAATCGACTGAGAAAAATTAGAATGTCGTTTAAAAGTCGAGGAAAAGAAACTTATCTCGGGTTCACCGATGATATGTTCGTCTTGAGCGCCGACGGCAATGAGTTGAACCACACCTGACGACATTTATAATAGAGTAATTTTATAATTTTATCGAATTATAGCATTACAGGTTTATAAGTTTATGAATTAATTTGTAAATGGCATGTTCTTCTTCTTGCACGCGAACCTAAATATGAAAACATTTTCACCACCACCATTTGTGATAGCAGCGCCGTCTTGCTTCAAAAGAGATATGTCTAAGCGATCCAATTTTCGGATCGGGGTCGCGTACTCCCGCTCAATGTCATAGCTATCCCTGAAAGTAATCGGATTCGATCCATTCTGAATGAGCGAACCAAAAGATTTGTTGATCATCGACATTGAACCCTGTCCGTTGAAGGTGCTCGTCGCGCGCTGCGAATAATTCGAGTCGAGTTGATCGATCGATACGTGACACACATTCGTACCGGATGTATCGATTCGCGCGGCTAACAATTTAGCTTGGACGACGTTTTCAAGCGTGTTCGCTAGATACACGGAAAATTTATTTTTACTAGACTGTCCGATCGTATCGACGGCGACAGTGTGATATTCGTATTCGAAGTCTGGCAAAGTTGATCCAGCTTTACTCATATTACTATATGATTAGATTAAATTAAAGACCCACCGATCCCACCGATGATCTGGGCATCCGCGGAATCAGACACGACCTTTTGGTCGCCACACACGCCACCTGGTGTTTTGTTAGAGCTATAGTAGCCGGAGCCTGGGTTTCCCGGCGCGCACTTAAGAGAATTCTCTAATTCAAATATAGACTTTTCGGACACTGGCTGAGTCTCGATTGGTCGTGGCCTGTACTTGCTGGTCTTTTCAGCCGTGGTTTTGAAAGACATTAAGATACACAAAAGTACGAATAATATGACAATCGATTTGAGGGTGTTTCTGTTGGTATTGTTCAACATGTTTATAATAATATAAGATTTTTTTAAGTGCGTTAAAGAAATTAATTTAGATTATAGATACATATTAATGGACGGTGAGATCGTACTAGATCGAAGCACCACCAATGTCATGAAACTCGACGACGCAGAACAAGCCTTGATGGATGAGATCAGTATCCAACCACCAAAACCGCGCAGCGCTCGAAGAGTCCCAAAGCCCGTGAGCTTCCGACCAGCGCAAAACTTTTCAGAACAGCCACAGGAAGACATCGGTGCTTTCGCGAACCCCAACAAACAAACCATTCCTCAGCCGACCATGGAAGAGGCACCCGTGGATTACGGGGAGTATGATGATCCTATTGACGATGGAATCGGCATGGGTGATTACGCCGCGCCACAGGAAGAACAACCGTCGGCTGGGTATAACTCAATCGATGAAGAAAAGGCGGACTTGGTGAATAAGCTGGGTCGATTAGAGAAACGCGGCTTCACGGTCAACAAGCGTCTCAACGCGTATTCTAACATAGATGATTTACGAACCGAAGTAAAGAGAATTACATATAGTATAGATGTAGATAAGAGTATTAAATTTTCGAGGAGAATGCTGGTGGCGTGTTGTACCGGGATCGAGTTTTTAAATAAAAAATACAATCCATTCGAGATTCAGCTGGAAGGTTGGTCAGAAAATGTGATGGACAGCGTGGAAGATTACGATGAAGTGTTCGAAGAATTGTACGTCAAATATCGAACGAAGATGCACGTCGCGCCTGAACTGAAACTCATCATGATGTTGGGTGGGAGCGCGATGATGTTCCACTTGACGAATAGCATGATGAAATCGATCATGCCCAATGTAAACGACATCATGAAGCAAAATCCAGGACTTGCGAATACGATGTTGGACGCCGTTAAAAATACGGTGCCGAAATCCCAACAGGCTGCACAAGCCCCCACCGCGCCGGGTGAGCGATATGAAATGAAGGGACCCGGTGTCGATATCTCGAGCTTGATGGGCAACATTATGATGCCTCCACCACCACCCATGTCCACTTCAGCACCACAGCCCCAAGCGCAACCACAGGAGGATGACGATGATGGATCCATTTCGGATATTGTCGAGACACCGATCGATGACGAAAATGAGGGAGATGTCAAGGAAGTGAAAGTGACTCCCACAGCGAAGGGAAAAAGAGGTGGGAAGCGACCAAAGAAATCCGTGGAATTAAATATTTAAGTAATATATAGATGATCGGTTATGCTCCTTTCGAATCAGAGGAGCTCGCCCCGCGCCGACCCGTCACGAAAAAGCCATCTGTGAAACCTCTTCCAAACCCAGGTGGTTTAGAAGAGACTGAGTGCAATTACGTTGTACTCTTTTTCATAGCTGGTGTTTTGTGTCTCGCGGTCATGGACGCCGTTAAAAAATAAATACTCATTTTACCATTCTAGAAAAAATGGTAAAATCGGTTAAATATCAATAAAACATTGACCCTTTGAAAATATATTTGTATCTTTTGGTTCTTCTTTTGATTTAGGGATGTTGAAACCACCTTGTTTGTAAACTCGCAGACGTTTATTATACATCGCGAAACATACAGACCATTGATCAAACATATCGTAAATTTGTGGATTATTTTTTTTACCCTTCGTTTCTCTCATGATTCGCCCAATTGATTGAACGATGTCTGATTTAGGTGTCGCCAATATGACCGTATCGAGACTTGGGATGTCGAGACCCTCGTGTGCCAAACTATACGTCGCGAATATTATTCTTTTCTTACTCGATTCGTTTAATTTTTCCTCCTTCATACCACCCATATACAGCCCAGATGATTTTGGGAATGACTGATGTAATAATTCACAATGAAATCGTCGATCACTCAACACTAGAATCTGTCGAGTTGTCTTCAGTAATGTATTCAATAATTTCACGATGACTATATTTCTTTGTCGCATCTCAGTCAGTTCGGTGATGAGTGTCGGTAGGGATAATTTACCAAAACGACTACAAGGGGGTGGATCCGTGAATCTATCACAATTAAATTCGATTGGAAAGACGTCCACATCGTCTTGATTCTTCCGCTCGATCGAAAAGAAGGTATCACCCATGAACCAGTGTAACACCTTCGTGAGACCATCCTTTCGGAACGGTGTCGCCGAGAGTCCAAAAATATGGTTGGGAACGATTTTGAAGAGGGATTGTGAAAAGACTTTCGCGCAAATGTGATGCGCTTCATCGACGATCATGGTTCCGATCGAATCAAAATCCCCAAATGAATATTCTTTGAGACTCAAGGATTGCAACATCGCGATGACAAAATCACAGTCGACCTCCTTCTTGTTTTGTTGTACGACTCCAATCGTCGCACCGGGACAAAATTGTTTGATTCGTTCCTTCCATTGATTCGCGAGAAACTCCTTATGTACGACTATCATGGTTCGATATCCCAACTTACACGCGACGGCTAACGCGACCGTGGTCTTGCCGAATCCACATGGAAGGCTGAGAATGCCATGACCGACTTCAATAGCCTTATTAAATGCTTCAACTTGCCGGGTAGAATCTCTGAGAGTTCCATTAAATTTGGCGGAGATGTGGGTGGGTGTTGGTCGTTTATCTTCATTGGGTGCTCCAAATTTACTAACTCCAAAGTATCTTGGAACGCAGATTCCTGTCTTAGTCGGTCTAAATACTTTAAAAGGCGGTGGAGGAAACCCATAATCATCATTGACAATAGCACGTACAGTTAGTTCACGTTTTAATTCGTGAGAACTTTCAACAATGTACCCACTTCTAGTGAGCATGATATAGTATATTAAAGAAATAACTTTAAATGTGTACATAACATATATCATGCCCGTCGTCCAAGTTGAAGATCAAATTAAAAACATCATAAAGCAAATCGAAGAAATGCGAGCCGAAAGCCTTCGTTTGGAAGGCGCCGTCGCCACACTTCGAGGCGTCCTGGCATCGGGTGTGAAAGAGCTCGACATCCCAGACCAACCAGACCAAACCCCAGAAGAGGGTGAAATCACTGAAGATTCGGCGTAATTATTTTTTTAATTGTCCAGGTGAATCCACTATAATTTGAAACGTTCCACGCGCCACTGAATTGCGCGTATATTTTAACGTTATCCCCCTTCGATAAAGAAGATACGGGTGAGTCGCCCTCGACTTCACACATAACCCTCCTATATCGAAATGGCACTTTTAAAGTCAAAACGTCACCTTCGAGTGGATTATGAATACTCGAATTTAATAATTTTCCCGAACAGTTCGCGTGGAGTCCGTTTATATAATCGCGTGCGGCGGTGGGTATACTCACTTTGATATATTTTTTATCATTATGATCATACATTGATTCGTATACTTCTCCGACTATTGGATACGTTATCATTATTATTATAATACCACTATATTCTTTATAATCGTTTTCGAAGGATAAAAATTACGAGGATCAATACGACTACTAATAAATTTGTGACGATAACTGGTTTAAGAGGACGTCGCGTATTAAATTTTTCATGACAGAAAATTCTACTCACTTCGACGGCTGATTCGATGCTCGAATAAGGTGTCGAACGATCTGACATCATGCCACATATCGCGACATCAGGAGATTCTCCAAAAAATGGAATTTGTCCGTGAATGCTCATGACGCTCGATGTTTGTGTGTAGTGCCACTCATCACCTTTCCAAACCGAGGCCCATCCTACACGAACAGCTTTTGGTTTTGGTAATTTTAACTGTTTAAGAACCATGGATTTGAGAACATCGGGTTCATATTTTTGGACGTTTTCATCTATATCACAAATAACACATGAAATCGTACGATTGTTGCTCAATACGGTTGGTTGTAATCGAAGTGGTGATTTATTCATCGCGATTTCCAAATCAGTCATGTTCGATTCGATCGGATCTTCGTAATCGATCAGAATGTTTATCGCGCTGTACACACCCGATGATATCTTTTTACGCGCGTCGTCACCCCAGTTATCTTTAATGAGATTTAACGCATGACCGCTATCGACACACAACACGAGCAATCCATCTTCGATGAATGTATCGTCATCGAACGCGGCGCGGTATCCATCTTTTTTGTATTGAACATCTGTAAGGGTTTTGTTAAATTCAAAGTCAACACCGGCTTCGACGAGTGCTACTTGCATTTTATCACACATGTATTTTCCCGATACGCGTTGCGTGTATTGCGCGGATAAACCGACGTGATCAAAACTTTTAATAAATTCATAGGCACTCATTGTTTCCCAACCGACACCATCCATGATATATGGCAATGCCTGTATGACCTTTTTTCCATTTTCGGACAGGGATCCAATCGAGTCTTGAAGCGTCACACTTTTATATGTATTCGGTCGCGCGAGTACTCTCGTCGCGAGTGATGTGAGACTCACGTAGTCGGTTACATTTAAATTTTTAAAAGTCGTTTTAAAAATATCTAAAACATTAACTTTTTCAAACATTTCATCCCATTTTATACCCATTTCAGTTAATAAACTACGAGTGTTTACAAACGCTTGGTCAAATAAAATTTTGTGTGCGTGAATATCTCGGACACCTGTATCTGGTTCCCACCACGCGCCGCCACACGATGTTTTTTTATCGTATACGGACACGTCATGG